CCAACGCCGCCGCCCTTGGTACGTCTTGGACCTTCGCCCAGATGGGCGTGGGGGATGCCAACGGCACGGATCCAATCCCCGACCGCACGCAGACCAAGCTGATCAATGAACGCCGCCGCGCGCCGCTCAACCAGGTCAAGGTGGACCCTACCAACGCCAGCGTCATCATCGCTGAACAGATCATCCCGGAGAACGTTGGCGGTTGGTGGGTGCGTGAACTGGCGTTGTACGACGCAGACGGCGACATGGTTGCGGTGGCCAACTGCGCGCCCACGTTCAAGCCGCTGCTGTCTCAAGGCTCCGGCCGGACGCAGGTGATTCGGATCAACCTGATCGTCAGCAGCACCAGTAACATCGAGCTGAAGATTGATCCGAGCGTGGTGCTGGCGACGCGTGAATACGTGGACACCTCCGTCATTGAGGCACTGGCCCGGCTGGACTTCAAGCACTCGGTGTTGGTGGCCACCACGGCAAATATCGCCCTGAGTGGGATTCAGACGGTCGACGGTGTGTTGTTGACAGTGGATGCACGGGTTTTAGTCAAGGACCAGGCGCAGGCGAAGGACAACGGCATCTACGTCGTACCGGCCAACGGTGCCTGGAAGCGTGCCCAGGATGCGGATGCCAACATTGAGGTGACACCGGGACTTTTCGTCTCGGTGGAGAAAGGTACGGCCAACGGTGACAGCGTTTGGCAGTTGGTAACGGATGCCCCCATCGTCTTGGGCACGACATCGCTGACGTTTGAGGTTGTCGCGGGCCGCACGGGGATTGTGGCGGGAACCTACCGTAGTTTGACCGTGGATAAGCTCGGTCGCGTTATTGCTGGCACGAACCCCACCACGCTTGCGGGCGCCGGTATTACAGACGCGATGCCAATTGGAGCCGGCGGATTGATGACCAGCGCCCCGATGGTCAATGGCGCAATTTCAAGTCTTCCTACCACTCAGTTTATTGCAGCTTCGGAAGGCAACACTACTGATATTCCGCCAGGTATGCCTTTTGCGGTCGGGCTGCATATTAAATACCCTGGGCCCGTAGGTGTATATGCACTTGATATTGTGTCGAGTGTTACTGGTGAGGACTTCAGAGTTAGATACACGGGCGCTGATGGTCCCGCGCCGTATCGCACTTTATATCACTCTGGAAACTTCAACCCGGATTCAAAGGTAAACGGGGAGAATGCTACTCGCGTAGGTTTTAAGGACTCAAACCTTGACTATCCATACATCTGGAGTAAATCAACTGATGCTGCGGTTTTTCTGCAAAAGCGCCTTGATTTCACTCCTATTCAGCAGGGCGGCGGGGTTGGGCAGGCTAATAACAGAGTTAAAATCGGGTGGTCCTCGACTGGACTTAAAGCAACAGTAGATGAAAGCGACCTTGGACTCATTTGGTGTGAAAACAACTTCAAGCCATCTGAGTACATTAAGAAAGGGCAATATGTCCCATCGTTTTCAAATCCAACCTTTGGTTCTGGAAATACTGGCGCTATCGCTACAGTTCCCACGGTTAATACGGGGTCATTACAGATCACCAATGAAGGTAATGCGGCCGCGTCAGCGTCTATATGCTTTCACCGTTCTGGTGTCTATGCTGCATACCTGGGCCTTGATACGGACAATCAGTTCAAGGTTGGTGGCGCGTCTATGGGGCTGGTTTCCCACACGCTTTGGCACTCGGGTAACAAGCCAAAGGATACTGCGCTTCTAGCTAGCACCGGCTGGAGTAAGAACGCCGATACCGGCGAGATTATTCAATGGACCGAGGTTGCTGTTGGTGATACCTCTGGAACTACTTTAGTTCCTGTTACATGGCCGTTTCGGTTCCCTGGCCAATGTTTAAATGCAAGACCAAGTCTAAAGCTAGCGGCTAATACTACGTCAGCGCTGGGTGTTTCTATGTCTGCAATTACAGATACTGGGTGTACTGTGAGAATCGAAGAGTGGTCCGCTGTGGTGCAAACCGGACTCGTTTTAATGATAGAGGCCAGGGGTTTCTAATAAATGAAAATTTTCTATAGCGCAAAAGAAAATACATTCTTCAATGAAGTATTTCACGGCACACGATCTATTCAGGTTCCAGATCCAAAATGGGTTAGGCCAACTATCCAAACCCAAGATCCGACATGGGATCGCCCTTATATTCAGGTTGATAACCCGGATTGGAGTGAGGGGGATACGGTGACGCCTGAAACCATTTGGGTTCCTGATCTTGATGCGGTAGCGCCGATGATTGAGGAGCCGGATGACAGCGCTTCGGCCCCGTTGATTGTTGTGGCCAACCCTAATTGTTTGCTCCCGCCAGAATCCGAACTGGTGGACGTTCCCCAGGAAGAACATGACGAAATCTACCGGGTGCTTTCGCTGGGAGGGTCGATCCTTGCGCCTGGTGAAAAGGGTCGCCCGAGTACGGCTCCAGCACCTGGGCCTACACCTCAAGAGCTGGAAAACCGTGAGCGTGCTATTCGTGATAGAGCACTGTTGCTCACAGACCCGATGATCGCCCGTCACCGCGACGAGCTGGAGGCCGAGCGCCCTACAACCCTCACAGTCGAGCAGTACAAGCAGTTACAAGGCTACCGCCAGGATCTGCGCGACTGGCCCGAATCGGAGCATTTCCCGGCAGTCGAGTACCGGCCTGGGCAACCCGCCTGGCTGGCCGACCATCTCCAGTAACGCACTCTCACCTGTACACCGCCCATCTACAAACCCGCGCGCTCGCCCAACCGGCGCGCGCGCGGCAGCCTGTGCACTGTCATTCCATCACAGCGCAGGCAACCACCCATGGCCGACTATCTCCACGGCGTGCGGGTTCTCGAACTCAACGACGGCACCCGTCCCATTCGCACCATCGCAACCGCAGTCATTGGCCTGGTATGTACGGCTGAAGATGCGGACCCACTCGCGTTCCCGCTGGACACTCCCGTCCTGCTGACCAACGTGCAAAGCGCCATCGCCAAAGCCGGCGTCAAAGGCACTCTGGCGAAGAGCCTGCAAGCCATCGCTGACCAGACCAAGCCCTACACCATCGTGGTACGGGTCAAGGAGGGGGCGGACGAAGCCGCCACCACTAGCGCTCTGATCGGCACAACTACCGCTGACGGCAAGTACACCGGCATGAAAGCCTTGCTCGCCGCCAAGGCCCGAGTGGGCATGACGCCACGCATTCTTGGTGTGCCAGGCCTCGACAGTCAGCCAGTGGCCACCGCACTGGTATCGATCGCCAAAGACCTCCGCGCCTTCGCATACGTCAGTGCGTGGGACTGCAAAACCAAGGAAGAGGTGGTCGCCTATCGCGAAAACTTCGGCGCCCGTGAAGTCATGGTGATCTGGCCGGAGTTCCAAAACTGGGACACGGTCACTAACGCCACCGTCACCGCGTCAGCAGTAGCCCGTGCGCTAGGCATGCGGGCACTGATCGACAAAGACATCGGCTGGCACAAAACCATCTCCAACGTCGCCGTCAAAGGTGTGACCGGCATCAGCGCCGACGTGTTCTGGGATCTACAAAACCCAGCAACCGACGCCAACTACCTCAACAGCAACGAAGTCACCACCCTCATCAACGAAGGCGGCTTCCGTTTCTGGGGCAGCCGTACGTGCAGCGACGATCCGCTGTTCGCGTTCGAAAACTACACCCGCACCGCGCAGATCCTGGCCGACACCATGGCCGAGGCGCACATGTGGGCCATGGACAAGCCGCTGCACGCATCCCTGGTCAAAGACATCATCAACGGGATCAACGCCAAGTTCCGCGAGCTGGTCACCCAGGGCTACCTGATCGGCGGCAGTTGCTGGTACCCGGAAGACATCAACGACAAAGACACCCTCAAGGCCGGCAAGCTGACCCTCGACTACGACTACACGCCAGTGCCCCCCCTGGAAGACCTTACCCTGCGTCAGCGCATCACCGACCGCTACCTGATGCAGTTCGCCGCAGCCGTCAACGCTTAAACCGGGCCTCCCCGCAAGGGGAGTTAACCCTGCGCCATAACCCCGGAGATTCCCGCCATGGCCATGCCTCACAAACTGAAAAACATGAACCTGTTCAACGACGGCGGCAGCTACCAAGGCAAAGTCAAAACCGTCACCCTGCCCTCTCTCGGCCGCAAGATGGAAGCCTGGCGCGCCGCCGGCATGAATGGCCCGGTCAAGGCTGACTTGGGCATGTCCGACGACGGTATCCAGCTGGAATGGAAGCTGGGTGGCCTGGATCTGATCGTGCTCAAGCAATTCGGCGCCGTCAACGCAGCGGGTATTGCTCTGCGCTTCGCCGGTGCCTTCCAGCAGGATGACACCGGGGAAATCAGCGCCGTAGAGGTAACTGTTCGCGGCCGTCACGAAACCATTGAAATGGGTGACGCCACGCCTGGTGAAGACACCGAGCACTCCATCACCACCACCTGCAGCTACTACAAGCTGACCGTCGATAACGAAGACATCATCGAAATCGACCTGCTGAATTTCATCGA